ACCGTACTTAAAATAATGGCTGTAACTAGCAAGGCCACTATCTCCCTTTGCGTATTCCTCCATGGTTTTGAGGCCGCGCTCGAGTGCGTCTTGCACTGCCTCCTTCTTAACATATTCATGTAACCATTCTTCGTAAAATTTATCCTGACACCAATGGTCTAATTTTTTATTGTTCTTTAGTAACCAAGCTGTATAGCTGTTGCTGTTAATACAGCGAATAGCAACCAAGTGTCTGCCGAACCGAACAAAAGCATTGTAATACGGACTTGCAACGAAATCCATATAGCTTTTAAGCTGTGCGCTACCTTGTGTGGTTTCATAAAATTGTAGATACGCTCTAAGTCCAAATTGTACTCCTGTTTCGGTTTCTTGTTGCCAACGTCGTTTGGGCTCGCACAGGTGAGCTGTGAGTGTGCTTTCTTTTCTAAACTCGCGCTCACAGTATTTACACTTAAAGTTCGGACTTGATTCTTCTATCATCCCACCCATGATCCTTGGCCAATTGTTTTAGATCAGCTACTGTATTGATTTTCGCCAACAACTCCAGTTCATCTTCGCTGTATGTAGTGTAAATTTGTTTTAGGAATTTTACTGCCTTGCTATTGCTGCCTTCGCGTTTCTTTTGCTTGATCCATTCATGCCTAAATGATCCCATACCCGGACTCACTGTGGTAGCTGACAACCATTGCAATTCTGGATGTCGTGATAGATCAAAAAAATGTTTATTTAAATTTTCGTTACAACTCAACAAATAATACTGTTGTAATTCTGTGCTGCCTTGCACACTGCTGCCCCAACGAATCATCAGATAATTACTGAACTTTTTACGCTCTTCGTCTGTTAGATCTTTATAAAAATTGCGATCTTTGTTGTCAAAAGCTCGCATTTCGTTGGCAATGTTTAGTTTATCCATATAAAAATATTCACCTATACATAAAGGAAAAACAGAATGTATCATAAAAAATCTACAAAACAATTTTTTGTTTTCATACTGGATGATGTGGCACAGTTTGCTCTTGTTTGCTCAATTCGTATATAAGTTTAACACGATCAATGGCATCTTGCAAGGCAGGATTTCTTTTTGCTTCAAATCTTATGTTACGCCATAATTGATTTTCTTTGTGTTCATTATCGATTGAGTAATCGTAACCAACCACAGTTCTTTCCAAGGAACCAGGTTTTCTTGAATAGACAGTGTCGTCAACTCGTTCATATATAAAACTGGCACCTGGTTCTAATTTATCACCAACATTTTGCATAATCAATTACCTCACTTTGTCTAGATATGTCTTTTACAAAAAAAGCACACAGTGGTTTTTCTGTTCCTGTTGTCAAAGGTACTGCTAACAATTGTCCTGGTTTTAGTTTGGGAAAATACCATTTTACATCCTGATAGATATCTATAATTTCTATCTTTTCAAATTCAGGTTTGAAACTTGAAATTGGATTAAAACAAAACACACTAAAACCTCTATCATTTATACTGGTCAATGAGACAACTTCTAAGTCGCCCAAATCAGGTTCTCCAATGAGCACATGCCAATCTACCGGCATCTTGATTACATTATCACCAATCCTTAACACCAAGGCTGGACTGTTAAAGCTTTCTAAAAAGATCAAAGGTATGTAAAAGTAGTCCGGCGTTCTTGGATCAGAATTGTCTAATACTGCGAAGCGTAGATCCTCTACTTCATCGGGTATTTCGTTCAGCTCGTAGGCTGTATTATCTAGTGTCAGTATTCTCATTGGTATGTTGCCATCTCATTAAAAACATCGTTAGTTCTGCTTGATTTCTAAAACTTATTTGTTTGAAATTTACCTGTTTGCCGCAGCCGGTCGCTTGACACCACCGGGCAATATCATGCATGTCTGGTCGATCTATTTGTACCAATTTGGTACCATTTGCACGATCTTCAATCGTGAAACTCATTCCCATTCAGCCTTTTCTACTGTAAAGGGATAGTTGGCTTCTTTGTAGAAAGCTTTTCTTTTGGTTAAATGTCTTTTTGCAAACTTACAGGTACTGGTTATGTCCCAGATCTGAACAAAGTCTTTGTCTTCTGCACGACGTATTCCGCGCCCGATACTTTGTATAACACGTACAAAAGATTTGCCAGGCTCAAGTAAAACAAGATTAAAAATGCGGGGAATATTGATACCAACAGCAGCAACGCCGTAGGTAGCGATGATGATTTTGTCTGAAGCCTCTGCCACTTCGTCATAGTGTTCTTTACGCTCCCCGGCCTTGGTTGCTCCAGACACAAACACACTGCCAGGCAGTCGTTCTGCTAATGCTCGCCCTGCGCTAATTCTATCTACTAGAATCAGTGTGTTACCTGAATCAACAATAGTACTTATCAGTCTAGCAATATAGTCCAGTCTTTCCGCGGTTTCTATTAGATATTTTAATTCGCTTTGGTAGTTGTTGTACTCTCGATGATCCATTAGTTGTACAACATTAACATGGCACTGTGCCAAGTGTCCGGCTTCTTGTAGTTCGCTAGCACTCAAGTGCCCTACCACTGGTCCAAGCATGCAGTTGATACTCTGTCTAGCGTAATCTTCTTTGGGTATGGTACCTGTAAGTCCCCAACGGATAGGCACTTGTGCAAACGGACCGCTTAGTAATGTTTTAAGAGCATCGGCTTTGGCCTGATGTACTTCATCTACTATTACTGCAACTACACCTTCCAAGAACTCACCTATGGTTATTTCTGCTTCGGCATTCTTGGTTGTCTTTAACAAGTTGTTTAAACTTTGCCAAGTGCAAATGGTGTGTGTGCGACCGTATTCTTTTCTGTCGCCAAAATACACACCTGCATCTAGATCAAGATTCACAAAATCATCTTCAGTCTGTGTCACAAGACTTTTGTTAGGAACAATAATAATGGTACGACCATACTGGCTGACTGCATCAGCCAAGGCTGCTGTAACAATAGTTTTGCCGGCGCCTGTGGCCACTTCTTGTACGCACTGTGGATTGGTCAAGAATCTATTGATAATTTCTGGTTGATAATCTCTAAGTACTATTGATTCGCCGGCTCGAGGATGATTACGAGGCCAGGTCTTGTGTTGATAGGTGTTCTCATCTACTGGTGAAAATTCAAATGTGGTACGATACTGTCTAGTATCTTGGACCTCAACATCGTAACCTTGTTCGTCCAAGTAAGGCAATATCTCGGGCAGTAGATTGATATAGGTGGTGCCACCTAGATTGAAGAACGGAATCTTGCCATCCCAACGACCAAGACGCACACTGGGTTGATATCTGGCTCCTGGTATTTCGTACTTGTATCGCTTGACCAAGGCTGTACGAGTGCCAAGTTCAAGACCTTCGATCTTGACATTGACTTCATCACGTATCAATAACTTTGCCTGCATTAGTTCTTTCGCTTCATAGTCGATACATTATACACTTCAGTGGCAAAATACACAACTTTTTCGGCCTCTTGTATCAACATGGTTTTCTCTCCACCGTGCATCATGCCTTGCCCACTTATCAGTAACGGAACCGGTTGATCCCATTTGGTACTGTACTTGTTAAAGTAAATTACTTTTTTATCAATTGCACTGTGCAATTGACCTAGAGTTTGCACACGATGGATATCTGATTCAGCAAAATACCTGATCACAAATGAGTTATACAACTTGTTGCTCATGTCTGGTTCATAAACATAGATAGGATATCGGCCTGTTATATCTGCATATTTAACAATGTCGTCAAATACGTCCGTGCCACTGTTGGGAGCAAATTTGGTTTCCTGTGCCAACATCAAATTGCTGATCCGAGCATTGTGTTTGAGTGCTGTATCCAATTGTAGCATTTCATCTACCGTGTAACCATATATGGCAGCATTGTCTATCAGCTGATCCAGCCGGTCAAGATCGAACCCGCACAAATTGTTGATGGCTTCAATCAGTGAATTTGCAGCATTGGTAATAGTCAATCTGTTGTTGTGTTTGACCAGTTTGATTTCGTGGGCAACTTGTTCGCAGTTGAGCACAGCCTCCACGTATAGTGCGAATTCAGGTGCGATCTCGAACTGATGATTCTGTGCAAAGCCGTTGGCAGCAACCACATTGGTTTCTGTGATGGCCAATGCCCAGGCACGATTGGCTGGATCAAACCGCCATCGGCCCTGACTTATTTTTGCAAGATCCCTTAGGTCATTGATCAGGGTGGTGTCGTAAGGAAACTTGAGCACAATATTGTCGTTGTCCACATACAGCAACCTGCGCCTATCAATCTGTCTTATGCCCAGTCGAAACACCGGACTCTCTACCGGACCAACATCTATGTCCAGTTTTTCCAGTTGCTTGCGATACTTGAGCACCAGTTTA